CACAGCTCCTCCCAGGTACGCCAGGGGCTACCAATGCCGTTGTGAGTGGAGCGACGGGCACGGCGCCACACTGTCGTAGGGTCGCCATTGTTGTGGCTGTAGCTGTCACCGGAGTAGGCACAGGTGAAGGCTTCGTTGTCATAGCAGTTGAGGCACCACGTCTCGCCGTCCACCGAGTACTGATCGTCGTCGCGGTGCATACGGTCACCACAGCAACCGCACTGGGTACGGGAATAGTTGCCAACCTCGATGGTGCCGCCAGTCTCATCAGCAGCGTAATCGCCGCTGTCGCAGATGAAGAACCTACGCTTGGCCGGGTGGTCATCGACGGCCTTATCCTCACCATCGAGGTAGGGCATCAGGAAGGTGCCATCCTCATCATCGGCATCGAGTTCAGTCTCAGCGGGGATACGGTTCAGTGGTGCACCAGCGAAGCTGGTGGTCCGTTCGTACTCACGCTCCCTGAGCATCGCAGTCAGGGCAATGCGGTACTGATCGGTGAGGCCGTAGACCCGGACGAAGGTCTTCTCACGGGGCCACAGCACAGCTCGGGCAGTGACGCTGTTGGGGTTCTGAGGGTCGGTGGTGTAGGCAATCGCCAGTCCATCCTGATCAGTGGCATAGGCTTCAGCAGGGTGGAGGTTGAGGGAACCGGTATAGCTACGAGCAGCACGGGCCATGCAGGACACATGGTCGGAAGACTCAGACTTGACAGGCTGATCGTTGTACGCAAACCGGAAGGCATCCCTGGCGTGGCTGATCACCAGGGTACTAGAGTTGACAACAAGCCGAGACTCGTAGCGTGCCGCCAGATCACGGATCTTGTCGGGGGTAAGCCGATCACTAGCAAAGCGGGCAAGGTAAGTGGAGGCAGGCACCACGGTCTGGATGTCACGCATCCCCTTCTCAGGGGACTCTGTAAAGGCAATCTTGGTACGGTCCTTAGACACATGAGCGAAGTGGCCATCCTTGGTATAGCCAATGATGTAGCTCGGCAGCACCGCGTGGTGGCCAGTGGCCAGACGGGACGCTTCTCGCTCCATCCAGCTGTCGTCAACCAGCTGCTGGATACGGGTCTTTACACCAGGGTAGTTGACACGAGCTGCAAGGGCAGCATCGGCGGTAATGTAAAGGTCGCCATTGACAGGAACGCCAGTGGACACATCAATGAGCTGGAACATCTGTCCATTCACCTCTGTTGTGGGGCATCGGCGGAGCGCCGACCCGGTTCCCAGGCTAGCCCGGCGGCCCCGCCGTGTCAAGTCCGGCCCCATCAATGGTCGCAACAATCTATTATGATGTCGTGATCTATTTTGTATGTATAACGTCGCGGTAGCGCACAGATTGTTAAAAGGGTGGAAAATTAGTGGGTTACGAGGCAGGATCTGTCAACAATCTAATAATCTAAAAAATATTCGTAAAGAGCGCCACAAATTAGAAGAGAGTTGGGGGGTGTAAAGGGGAATGCACTGTACATGCTTTACGTATCCACCAGGGGCCTCGCGCATGAGGAAAGGGTTAAAATTCCTTTTTTACGGATTGTTAGAAAATATAGATTATAGATAGAGAGAGAGATCCTGGAACCCATTGGTTTTCCATGGTGTTTACGTGTCAACTAGCCTACAATCTGTAAAGATCTAACTTTACAGTATACGGAGACAAACGTATAAAATGTAAAAAAACAGGCTATTTTTACAGATTGTTGTACTTGTTTTCCTATCCATAGGCCGTCAGACCTATAGAACGCCATTATGCGCGCACTTTGCTGACCTAGAGGCCCCCGACGTATGGCGAGCGCAGCGAGCACGCGGAGGCGGCGCACAGCCCTGGTGTCAAGGCAATAAAAAACCCCGCCTTGCGGCGGGGTCAGTGTCAAGCGAGGCTGAGGTCCTGGTCCTCGGCGAGGTCGGCGGCGTCGTCCCAACCCTCCTGGAAGTCCGTCATGTAGTCGATGCCGTGGTCGCGTACTCGCTCCAGTTCCCGCCGCAGCTGCGGCAGCTCGTCGTAAAGTGCATCCTCGTCCCCGAATGCCTGTATAGTGAGGACGTACTGCTGGAAGGCAGCCCAACCAGCCTTGTAACCCGGTGTCATGTTCACTCTCCCAAAGGAGGAGGGGCTTGCGCCCCTCCTGGTGTCAAATGTCTCGCAGGATGCCTTCCATGCAGTCGTGCACCAGTTCGGCGGCGCAGCGCAGTCCCAGTTCCCGCGCCCAGTAGGCATCCGCCGTGGTCCACTGTTCCTGGGCCTCGGCTTCTCGGGCGCACTGCGCATCTGCCATCGCCTTGCGGCGCAGGATGGAAAGCGCGGTTTGCAGTTCCGAGGTGGTCGGCGCAATGCTCAGCGCCTCAGCGTTCATGATCATGGTTCTTCTCCGAAGGAGGGAGGCGCCTTGCGGCGCCTCCCGTTGTGTTACCAAGCGACGGTCGGCTTGGTGCTCGCCTTGGGAGTCTTTCGCTCCTTCCGCGCCACGTTCACCTTGTCATCGCCGAAGCGGGAGAACGCGATCACCACTTCCTCAGTGGCAGGCATCCGCTTCGCGTCGATCCACCGCTTTTCGAGGGCCTTGCGAGCCTTTTCCTTCAGCTCCTTAGCCTTCTTGGTGTGCTCTCGCGCTTCCGCCAGCGTCTTCTGAAGCTCAGCCGGGAGGCTGGCAACATTCAGCTCGACCCACACGAGATCATCGGTCTTAGCCATGGTTCTGATCCTCAGTTTGAAAGAGCAACCCGTGGGGGCCATCCCGCCGCCGGGGCCAGCTCGCTGCTGGCCCAATTATTAGGACATATTCGCCCGGAAATGTCAAATGCCGCCCGTTTCCGGCCTCGCAGCGCGCTGCGCCGCGCTTGCTTCGCGGCTTGGACCGGCCCCACCTGGACTGGCAAAATCCAGGCCCCCCCTCACATGCGTAAGCCCCGTAAACCACGACCTAAAAATACCAAAGATTAACTTTTCGTAATGAAATATCCAGCAAAAAGCTCGCCTTGACGCCCACATCTCAGGCACATACGCTAAGAACCCAGGGATCTGAGCAGTACAGATGGACCTTTCGACCGTCTCACCGACCAAATGGACCAATCGGCTGGCGTTCGACATCGCCCTTCGCCTCGAAGGTAGCGGTGAGGACCTCGATGAGATCGTCACGCGGCACCAGATCGTCGCTGGCGACCTGCTGGTGTTCAACAAAGACCCAGTTTTCCTTCGCAAGGTCTCGGATTTCCGTGACGAGATCCGCGATAAGGGGGTCACCTTCCGCCTCAAGGCCCGCACGCAGGCTGAAGAGCTGCTCAAAACCTCATGGATGCTCATCCACGACCCCGTGGTGAGCCCTGCGGTGAAGGCCGACCTCATCAAATCCACCGTGAAGTGGGCGGGACTGGAGCCCAAGAACGACGTGGGCGACGGCGCTGCCGCTGGCGGCGTCAGAATTACCATCAACCTGGGGGGTCAGGAGCTTGGAACAGCGACGGTCATCGACGCGACGCCACAGCAGATCGAGTCCGACTCCGACGACAGCGAATCTGATTGAGCTGGAGAGCCCGGTAGAGGTCAAAAGGGTCGAGCAGGAGCTGATGGCACGTGGAGCGTCCTACCGGACGCGGATAACCAACACCCGCAAGCGTGGATTGCGCTACCTCGTGGAGGTTTTCCAGTGAGCAACACTCGCAAAGAGCCCACCCACGGCGAGTACGACGACGATGAGAGCTACACGACCGATGGGTCGTGGCATGTGGTGCCTGCGGATGACATCCGAGAGCACATTTTCACCGAAGATCCGCCCTGCTGGTGCGATCCCTACTACGACGAAACCTCGGGCTACCACATTCACCATAGCGCCGATGGCCGCGAGGCGTACGAGGAGGGTTGGCGCAAGCCACACTGACCATGGCACTCGAAATTGACTACACACCGCCGCCGACAGGTAAGCGGTTCATGCACTCTAACCGGCGGATGCGGGTCCTGATGGGTCCAGTCGGCTCTGGTAAGAGCGTGACCTGCTCCTTTGAGGTGGTGCGGCGCGCTACCATGCAGAAACCCGACGCTCAGGGGCGTAGGCGCTCGCGCGCGGCCATTGTACGTGAGACTGCGAGGCAGTTGCAGGACACCACGATCAAGACCTTCCTCGATTGGTTCCCACCGGGCCAGTGCGGGGAGTACATGCGCACCACCAAGACCTACTTCTTCAGGGTGGGCGACGTGGAGTGCGAGATCATGTTCCGCGCGCTCGACGACGCGGACGATGTGGCCAACCTGAACTCGCTGGAGCTGACCTTCGCGTGGTTCAACGAGTGCCGCGACATCCACCCTGACATCGTGGACGCCATGTCGAAGCGCATTGGGCGCTTTCCGTCTGCCAAGGACGGCGGGCCGACGTGGTTCGGGATGTGGGGTGATACCAACCCACCCACCATGGACACGTGGTGGTACTACCAGATGGAGAAGTTGAGCCCGGTCGATGGCGTCTCGCTGAACGAGAACGGCTGGGATGTGTTCAAGCAGCCGTCAGGCCGGAGCCCCTACGCCGAGAACCTGGAGAACCTGCCGGACGGGTACTACGACACCCAGGGCCGGTCGGATGAGTACGTCCGGGTCTACATCGACGGCGAGTACGGGCTCTCGCTGGCAGGCACGCCGGTCTACAAGTACTTCAAGCCGGACTACCACATGGCCAAGGCGCCGCTCCGGGCGATTACCAACGGGGTGCGGCCCATCGTTGTGGGGATGGACCTTGGGCTTACGCCTGCGGCGGCCATCGGGCAGCAGGACCCGCGTGGGCGGGCACTGATCCTGGCTGAGGCGGTCAGCTTCGACATGGGCATCCAGCGGTTCGTGCGAACGGTGCTCAAGCCGCTGCTCTTCGAGCGGTTCCCAGGGGCGCCGGTCCTCATAGTGACCGACCCGGCGGGTGTGCAGCGCGCCCAGACCGACGAGCGGAGCGCGGTCGATATCATCAAGGCTGAGGGGTTCAGGGTCATCTCGGCTAGGACCAACAGCATCTCGGCCCGGGTCAACGCGGTCGATGACTTCCTGATGCGGCAGGTCGATGGCGACCCGGCCTTCCTGATGGACCCCAGCTGCACGCAGCTCAAGGCGGCCATGATGGGGGGCTACCGGTACAAGAACCGGGGGGATGGCGGCATCGACAAGAACAAGCACAGCCACATCGCTGAGGCGCTCCAGTACCTGATGCTGCACATCGGAAATGCGGGTGAGGGGGCGATGGTTAGGGTCAAGCGGGACATCGTGCCGATTGCCGCCGTGGGGTGGACCTGATACCTTCTGGGTGGACCGCATGGTGCGGATTCCATTCACTCTCCCCCGCCTGCCCCCCGCCCCACTAGGCGGGGGGTTTTTAGCCATGGGGAGAAGGGCCTTGCACCCCCAAGATTTAGCGTGTTAGGGTCCTGGTGGGTACACGCCTCTGTACCCGTGTTCACCTCCCAAACTTCCCTGTCGGTTGAGCCCCCCGGCTCCCGACAGGGGTTTTTTGGGCAGCGAGGGGGTTGGTATGGCGACGGTTGCTCCGGTTCTCTCCCGCACCGCTGAGGGTGTTCCCTATCTGCTTTGGGAGAACATCGCCACTGGCGATACGGTGCTGCCCTACGCTGTGCAGGGTCGGCTGGGGCTGAACGCGGCGGTGCAGTTTGCTGGTACCTTTGGCGGTGCGACGGCCAAGCTCCAGGTGTCGAATGACGGTACCACCTACGCCGACATCAAGGACGTGCACGGCACGACGGTTAGCGCCACGGCGGCGGCCCACTTCGAGATTGGACGCTCCTCGATCTACTTTCGCCCCAGCGTGGCGGGCGGGACGAGCGATGCGGTCGATGTGTACCTCGTCCTTCGCGGACCTGTGAGCTAACGGGGAACCCATGCCGGGCCTCACCATTCTCCGCGTCGTCAGTAACTCCGAGATCGAGCGGGCCGAGAAGGAACGGCTGGATGCGGAGGTTCAGGCTCGGCAGAATAGTGACCTGATCCTTGGCCTGTCGGCCTACATGCGCGAGTGCTGGGATGCCGCGCGCATCGCCAAGGACCCCATCAACGACCTCATGCTGAAGGCCATGCGCCAGCGCAATGGCGAGTACGAGGCCGACAAGCTGCAAGCCATTCGCAAGCAGGGTGGCTCCGAAGTTTATATGATGCTCACCGAGGTGAAGTGCCGGGCGGCTGAGAGCTGGCTGCGCGACATCCTCCTCGATACTGGCTTCCCCCCGTGGGATATGCAGCCCACGCCTATCCCTGACCTCTCGCCCGACCACACAGGAGAGATCCAGCAAGGCTTTGCCGAGCGGGTCGTTGAGATGATCCAGCAGACCGGGCAAGCCCCCAGCCCGGCTCAGATGCTGGAGATGAAGGAGATCGTCGCTCAGGAGTACCGTTTCAAAATCCTCCAGGCTGCCCAGGCCCGGGTGGATGGGATGAAGATCCGCATCGACGACCAGTTCGCTCAGGGTGGATGGGCTGATGCGTTCAACGAGTTCATCACCGATCTGGTGACCTTCCCCTGCGCCTTTGTGAAGGGGCCGATTGTCCGGCGTCAGCGTCACCTGGGCTGGGTAAAGGGGCCAGATGGCCGCACCACGGTCGAGGCTAGCGAGCGGCTGGCGCCTGAGTTCGAGCGGGTTAGCCCGTTCAACATCTACCCCGAGCCGGGCATCACGCGCCTCAACGACGGCTACCTGTTCGAGCACCATCGCCTTAGCCGTTCGGCCATGGCCGATCTGATCGGCGTGCCGGGCTACGACGATGCGGCCATTCGCAAGGCCATCGAGGCTGGTCCGGGCCAGAGCTGGGTCTCGGAGACCATCGAGATGCAGCGCGAAGAGGAGGAGCGCAAGTACTTCACGGAGATGCGCCCGACCGACCTCTTCGATGCCCTGGAGTTCTGGGGCAAGGTCAGCGGCAAGATGCTCCGCGAGTGGGGTATGGACCCTACCGAGGTGCCGGATGAGATGCGTGAGTACGACGCGAACGTCTGGATGGTGGGTAACTACATCATCAAGGCGGTGCTAAACTACGACCCGCTGGGCGAGAAGCCCTACGCCAAGACCTCCTTCATCAAGACGCCGGGTGCCTTCTGGGGCCGTGGCATCCCCGAGATCATCGAGGACTTGCAGAACGTCTGCAACGCGGCGGCGCGGGCTCTGGTGAACAACATGGCGGTGGCGTCCGGCCCGCAGGTTGAGGTGAATCTCGACCGCATCCCGCCGAACGAAGACATCACCCAGATGTACCCCTGGAAGATCTGGCAGACGCTGAATGATCCGCTCGGGTCGTCGGCCCCGGCGGTGCGCTTCAACCAGCCGAGCGACAATGCCAGCACGCTGATGGCGGTCTACGAGCGGTTTTCCCGCCTCGCCGACGACCACTCGGGCATCCCGGCCTACATCTACGGCGACGTGGATGTGCGCGGCGCGGGCCGCACTGCTTCTGGTCTATCGATGCTGATGGGCTCGGCGGGCAAGGGCATCCGACAGGTTGTCATGCACATCGATAACGACGTTATCAAGCCGGTCGTTAAGCGTCAGTTTGTTTATAACATGCGCTATGACCCGGATGAGGCGATCAAGGGTGACGCCGAGATCATCCCGCGTGGCGCGATCAACCTCGCTGTGCGCGAGACGGTCAACGTTCGGCGCGTCGAGTTCCTCAACGCGACCGCCAACCCAGTGGATATGCAGATCGTCGGCATCGATGGCCGTGCGGCGCTGCTGCGTGAGGTGGCCAAGGGCCTCCAGATGCCGGTCGATGAGATTATCCCGTCGCGCGAGAAGCTCGACTACATGATCCGTACCCAGCAGCAGGCCCAGCTAGCGGCTCCGCAGGGTCAGGCCCCGGCGCCTTCGCCTGAGGGCGGCGGTCCAGGCTCGCAGATGAACGTGGTCGCCAACCAGATGACGGGCCAAGCCTAATGACCCGGCCCCCGCCCGAGGTCGTGATGGCACTTGCCCGGGCAAGTAACATGATCCTGCCCTGGCTGACCGAATGGCGGCAGCGCGAACTAGAGCAACTACCCTTTGTAGCCCCCGCTAGTGTCGCGGTCGCTCAGGGTAGGTGTCAAATGTTGACAGAGCTGTACCGCTTGGTACAGGATGCCCCCGACGTAGCCGCAAAACTTCGTGCGGACCCCCATAAGGGGTAGTGCGCAAGTAGCAGCTGCTTAACCACGCACACCGATAAGGAGCGTATTGTGGCCATTCCCGAGCAGGTCCGTCGTCAGTCTGAGGCGATTGCCAAGCTGTACCAGGATAACGCTGCCAATGAAGCACCTGCCGATGCGGCGGATGCTACGGGCGTTGTTGCTGATCAGCCTGCGCCCGCCGACAGTGCGACCGATGCTGCGCCTGAGTCCGCGCCGAGTGAGCAACGGCGACCGGACACCAATAGTGACGCACAGACCTTTGAGCAGCGGTATCGCACGCTCCAAGGGATGTACAACGCTGACACTGCCCGCCTTCGTGCGGACAATCAGCAACTGAATAGCAGGGTTACGCAACTAGAGCAGTTGCTGGCCACTCTTTCTGCGGCTCCACAGCAGGTCCCCGCTACGGCGGCAGAGAAGCTGGTGACCGAGAAGGATGTTGAGGAGTACGGCGATTCCATCGAGGTTATGCGGCGCGTCTCCCGTGAGGAGTCCTCGGCATACCAGCGTAAGATCGCTGAGCTGGAGCACATGCTGAAGCAGGTGCAGACCAGTGTTCTCCCGCGCGTTGAGCAGGTCGCTCAACGACAGGCCGTGACGGCTGAGCAGGCTTTCTGGAGTGAGCTGACTACGGCGGTTCCTGAATGGCGCGATATCAACACCAGCCAGGACTTCCACAGGTGGCTCCTCGACGTTGATCCGCTGACGGGTCTGACCCGCCAGACGTATCTGGAAGATGCTCAGCGCAATCTCGATGTTCGGCGTGTTGCTGCTTTCTTCACTGCTTGGCAGGGTCTGAACGGCCAACCTGTTGCTCAGCCCCATCGGAGTGCGTCGGACTCCCAACTCGATAAGCAGGTCGCCCCTGGACGTAGCCGTGGGGGGTCTGTCCCCGCTACGGGTACTGCCAACAAGACCTACTCCTCGAAGGACATCGCCAAGTTCTTTGACGATGTTCGCCGTGGTGCCTATCGGGGGAAGGAAGCCGAGCGCGACCGGATCGAACGCGATATCTTCGCCGCACAGCGCGAAAATCGCATTGTCGCCAACGGTTAAGTGGAGAGAACCATGGGCTACCCTGTTGCTCCTGGCCGCCCCAACTACTCGGGTAACTTCATCCCCGAGATTTGGTCCGGCAAGCTGATCGAAAACTTCTACGATGCCACCGTTCTGGCTGCGATCTCGAACACCGACTATGAGGGTGAGATCCGCAACCAGGGTGATACGGTGAACATCCGTACGACCCCGAACATCACGATCCGTGAGTACGTGAAGGGTCAGGGCATTGTCGTGGAGAACCCCGACAAGCCGAAGCTCCAGCTGGTCATCGACAAGGGCGAGTACTTCGCCTGCGTTGAGGATGACATTGATCGCGTTCAGTCGGACATCAAGCTGATGGACATGTGGTCCAAGGATGCGTCCGAGCAGATGAAGATCAAGATCGACCAGCGCGTGCTGACCGACATGCTCCCCGACATCGCTGCTCTGAACAAGGGCACGGCGGCGGGTGCAGTTTCCGGCGCGTTCAACCTCGGCACCACGGCTTCTCCGCTGACGGTGACGAAGGACGGCGCTGGCGGCACCGCTTCGGTGGTGGACCTGATCGTCGATCTGGGTACCGTGCTCGACGAGGCGAACTGCCCGGAAGCCGGTCGCTTCCTGGTGATCCCGGCCCGCATGGCTGGCCTCATCAAGAAGTCCGAGCTGAAGGATGCGTCGCTGGTCGGTGACGGCACCTCGATGATCCGCAATGGCCGCCTGGGCATGGTGGATCGCTTCACGCTCTATGTCAGCCACAACCTGAAGGTTGACACGGGTGGGAAGTACAACATCGTCGCTGGGACCAAGATGGGCCTCACCTTCGCGTCGCAGATGACGGAGATGGAGACCATCCGCTCGGAGAGCACTTTCGGTAACGTCATCCGTGGCCTTCAGGTCTATGGCTACAAGGTGGTGAAGCCGGAAGCTCTGGCCCAGTCCGTTGTGACCTTCGCCTAAGGAGAGATAGACATGGCTGCTTACACGGACTCCCTTGGGTTCAATAAGGGCTCCACGTCCTATCCGTCGAACTACGCCAACCGCCTCTCGGTGATCGAGATTGATCTCGACTTTGCTAAGATTGCGGCTGCGCGTTCGGCGGCGGGTGTGGCTGCCCTGGCCTCTACCGATACCCTGGTCCTTTGCACGCTGCCAAAGGGTACGTTCGTTCTGAACGGCTCTGCGGTGCTTGTGAAGGCTGAGGGCGCGTCGGCCAACATCGATGTCGGCATCGGTGGCGGCACCACCGACTTCTGGATCGACGGTTTCGACCTGAACGGCACGGTCGGCACGGTTGGCGGTTATGCCGATACTGCGGCTTATCTTGCTACGGCTGCTACCAACGTGCTGCTGACCATGAACAGCAACAACGTTGATGTCGCCCGCGTGAAGATCCAGCTCGCTGTGATCGACATGGGCGCCGATCAGGGTAGCATCCCAAGCGCATAACCCGGTGGGGGGCTTCGGCCCCCCATCTCCTCACAGGAGATAGATCATGGCTCTCTATACGGGTATTACGCAGTCTAACCTACGCGCTATTGAAGCGAAGGTTGATAGCCTCGTGGTTGGTACGGTTACCAGCATTGCTGTTCCGGTTTCCGCCGGATCAACTTTGACTGTGACCGCTGCTTCCCATGCCGGGAAGATTATCGCTTTGGATGCCGCTGCGGGCTCCACTGTGACGCTTCCTGCGGCAACCGGTACGGGTAACGTGTACACCTTTGTGACCAAGGCTCTTGCTACCAGCAACAGCCATGTGATCAAGGTGGCCAATGCGACCGATGTGTTGTCTGGGTCGTTGACCGTGGTTGATAACGCCGATGGCACTGCCACGACGTTTGGGACCGTGGCTGCGAGCGATACGATTACATTGAACCGCACCACGACCGGCTCGGTGAAGATTGGTGAGCGTATCAACATTGTTGATGTGGCTGCTGGTTATTTCAGCGTCACTGGCACTGTTATCGCTACCGGTTCTGAAGCTACGCCGTTCAGCGCAACCGTGTCTTAATGAATAGGGGCTTAGGCCCCTATTCTCCTTTTTACTCAGGAGCCCGCTGTGCCTATCAATCTGACTGGCAACAAGATCAAGGATACCTACAGCCAGCTGCTGCACATCGACGGCGGCCCTGCGGGTGCTGAGAAGGTGGTCCATAGCGGGACCGGTGTTGCTACGGCGCTGTCGCTCGGTACGGGTTCTGCCTCGGTCGATAACATCAAGATCGACGGCAACACGATCTCCTCGACCGACACCAACGGCAACATCAACATCACCCCCAACGGTACAGGTGCAGTTGTTATCCCGACTGCTACGTTTACAACCTTAAACGCAACTACTTTCAGCACTACTGCTGCGGCAGCACATATTGATCTTACGGGCGCCACGTTTACCGCCGATGGCACAGATACCAATATCAGTATCACCCTGGTTCCCAAGGGGACCGGTAAGGTTGTCGCTGACGGCGTTGGTATAAATGGCGGTGTGATCTCTACCACTACTACAAACCAGAACCTGACCCTTTCACCTAACGGTACTGGTGAGATTGTTGCTACTGCTCCGTTTGGTTATGGTGGCTCAGGTACCGGCGGTACGGTCACGCAGCTAACGAGCCGCACGACTGGGGTGACGCTCAACAAGCTGAGTGGTCAGATCACGCTGTTCGCATCTACGGCGATTTCTGGGCATGGATCTAACGAGTTTACCTTAACCAACAGCTTCATCGATGCGACCGATGTGGTGTACGTTTGCTTCGCCTCTGGCCTGACCGGGGCGAGCTATGATGTAACCGTCACTGCGGTCTCAGCGGGTTCGTGCAAGATCACGGTCTCCAACCACAGCAATTCCGCTACCCCGTCCGATACGCCCGTGCTCAACTTCGTCGTGATCAAGGGGGTGAATGCCTGATGGCTAAGACGCCTGCTTGGCAGCGCAAGGAAGGTAAGGACCCTGAAGGTGGCCTGAACGCCAAGGGGCGTGCTTCCTACAACCGCGCCAACCCTGGGAAACCCGGCCTGAAGGCGCCACAGCCTGAGGGTGGCCCGCGCCGCGACAGCTTCTGTGCCCGGATGAAGGGGATGAAAAAGAAGCTGACCAGCGCCAAGACGGCGAATGATCCGAACAGCCGGATCAACAAGTCCCTCCGGGCTTGGAACTGCTGATGGCTGCCTCGACCCCCAAGAACCCTGCCCTTTGGTCCCGCGTGAAGGCGGCGGCCAAGGCCAAGTTCGACGTGTACCCTTCGGCCTACGCTAACGCTTGGGCTGCCAAGGAGTACAAGAAGCGCGGTGGAACCTGGGGAGGCCCGGACAACCGGGTCAAGAAACCTCGTGGCTAAGGGCGGGCTCGGCAAGTGGTTCGGTGAGAAGTGGGTTGATGTGAAGACCGGCAAGGAGTGCGGGCGCTCGGGCGATAAGGACCGCCGGGGCTATCCTGCTTGCCGCCCGAAGGCCGCTGCTGCTAAAATGACCACTGCTGAGAAGCGATCTGTGGCTGCGCGCAAGACTGGGCCTGCCCGGCAGTCTTGGCCCGTTACGCCCTCTGGGCGGAAGAAGAAGGTCTGACCATGACCATTCGCTACCTCAAGAGCCGGAAGGACGGGTGGATCTTCGAGTGGGACCCCATCCTGGCGAACAACCCGCATCTCTATGAGGTGACGGAGGAAGAGGCGTACCCTGAACGTTTCATCCCTGTTGCTGCCATCGAAGCTATTGCCGCCAAGCGTGGCCGGAAGAAGCGGGAGCCTGTGGACCTGTTCACGGCTGACATCCCGGAAGAGCCCGGCTATACAAACGAGGCGCTCAACGCTGAGGCTTCGAGGGGGCTCCCGTGACACCTTCGGACGTGATCGTGGAGGCGCGTAAGCTCCTCCAGGATACCCAGGCACCCTACCGCTACAGCGACACAGACCTCGTGGGGTATGTGAACCAGAC